CCTACAGGAGCACTTGCGCTTACATTCATTCTTACTAGACTTTGATTTGTAAGAAATGGAATTGAACCTCTCTTTCTTTCAAACTGGTATATTCCTTCATATGTCCAAGAACCAGATGTCAATAGTCCGTCAGCCTTGTTGTCTGATATTCCGTGAGGATAGTATGTATCCTTAAAAACCATATTTCCAACTTGCTGTGGAAATCCTACCTCTGTTCTTGACGAAGTAAGAAATGGCGATACTATATGAGGAGACTTTGAAGAAAATCCATTATATTTTTCGCTGGCGGGGGTGCTTGTGTTTATAAGAGATCCTGAGAAATCTAAAGAGTTTGCAACTTCTGTTTTTGTTTCTCTTAATCCCACAAGCGATCTTTGTGTAGGTCCTCCGTACTCTCTTATTGCTAGAAGGCTATCAGGATTAATTCCAGCGCCTCTAATTAAAGATTTTATACTATGAACCGTTCCTTTTGATGAAAATATGTCACTCATATTTACAAGTATTCTTTTCCATATTTCAGATTGAACAAACATTAGTGAATTCTCTGATTTTGAAAACTTATCAATGATATCGTTTCCTAATATAAATTGTTCTGGATTTGCATTAGGAAATATATTTGGCAAGCTTATACCATTATATGATGCGATAAATGGCAATAGCTTTGAAGATATTGATTCTTTACTATCATAATCAACAGTAGTCGACTTTGAAAAATGGTCAATAAATATTTTTATTTCATCAAAAAACTTTGCCCATATCAGCATAAATGCTGTTAAATATTGAGCAGAGCCAATCTGTGCTGATCCAGGTATGGAGTTTCCAGATATTGCATTTGATATTTGCCCTTCCTGATTCTGGAATCCTTGACTAGCTTGTCCTTCCAGCAAGTAATGAACAGGAAACATTCGAGTTATAAGGTTTGGATTTTCATCATCATAATTACTTGCTGATAAAAGCAAGCTTGCATTCATCTTTAAAATATCTGAGTATCCGGGAAATAATACTGGACATCTTGAAAGATCTTCGCCTATCATTGGATTATCAGGCTGGTTATAAAATGTTCCTGTCAGTCTAAGGTTGCTTGTATAGTTTGATATTCTAGAATGTAAAGATTTTCCAGAGCTATCGAGCACTACATCTTTTCCTCCGTATTCACCAAATGGTTCATTAAACTTAAAATATGCCTTTAGAGTTTTATCTGCAAATACAGGTCTTATACTATATTTTTGCTGATCAATTATTGATCTTGCTGAGTGGAATATTCTAAACTCATCTAGAGCGCCAGATAGTGTCTGGACTGGCTTAAATTTTGTTGCATTTAAACTATTTACTGTCTGATGAGGAAGTCGAACCTCGGACCCTGATCCTATTATAAAGCTAGACTGTCCAAAAGACAAGCTGCCAAACTCATAAGATACTGATGAACTTGCGACCTTTGACTGACTAAGATAAAGTTGTAGATTATTTAAATTTCCTCTATCATATATTCCACAAATATGAGAAAATTTTCCTTTTTCAATTGAAGCACTTACAAAAAGGCTTGCCGAGCCTGATCCTATTCCCATCATTAATGGGACACTTCTTGAGCTATTTGACTGAGATAATGCCAGTGTTATATGATTTTTGAGATTATCTCTTTTTTGACAAATTATTTGATTTTCATTTGAAGGATTTTTTGGAACATATATCCACATTTCAAAAGAAAAAGGATTTTTTTCAAAATTAATTGATGATTTTCCGCTAATATCTTTTGAAAACAACGGAAAAGAAGCACCCGATATGTCTTTTACAGGTATATGCGTTCCAAGCTTTTCACTAAATCCGTTTTCAGGTGTTTCACTTTTTGAAGTTCCTGAAAATAATAGGTACCCATGATTTCTTGGAAAGTTTTTTAGTATATAGCTTTCATATCCCGTTAGCGAGTCTTCAAACGCCTCTACTTCTCTACCTGTTCCTTGAAATGGATACTTGTTTATTATTTTATCAAATGCTATATTTACGCTTGATTGTGCAGAATTAAAAAATACGTGATTTGAAAAATCTGACCAGTCTAGATCTATCTCTTGTGTAGACTTTAATCCCATTCCAGATTCATCATATCTAAATGATGAAGTGCTAGTAAAGTTTGTATCTTTTAAGGAATCAAGCTTTACTTTTTGCGAAAGTGCTTTTTTCGACTCCTCTCTAGTCACTGCAGGACTAAAAAGTTTTGGTCTAGTTATATTTTTACGACTTCCAGCCATTTATTATCCTATGTAACTTTAAATCTTGCAGCTACGTCTGTAAAAATCTGATCGATGCCTCGATCTTTTAAAAGAAAATCAATTGTAAATAACTTTCCTTTTGGAAGAGCATCCATGTATAAGTCAAAATACATTCCATCACTATCTGTAGAGCAGAGAGTGCTTCCGTGGCTCGAGTCAAAAGGTATTATTATCGAGTCGTTGTCTACACACCTTATTCTATAGTACATTGAAGTAAAAATTTCACTTGGTGTTTCAAATGGGGTCTTTTTAGCAAAAATTGGCCTGTCAATATTTTCTGCAAAAACTCTAAACCTATACTTGTCTGATGTTCTAAACTCTGATTGCATGTTTGTTATTGATATTAAAAGTCGCTGTAAGCTATTGTCAAATGAAGTTCTATTTGTAGAATATACTGTTAAGCTTGATGTAAGATAAGGAACTGTTCCGTCTATAGATCCCCATATTTCAGTAAACGATGCTGATCCTGCATTTTGAATCTGTTTGGCAAGCGGGCTGCTTCCTGTTGGAATATTAGCAGAAGATATTCCCCATTGAGATATGGCAAACGAAGCAGAGTATACTCCGTCTACAAAATTTTCTCCCATTTTGTGCTGACTACCTGTTATTGTTCTTGAGAAATACGTTCCTCTTCCAATGCTTCCTGTTGTAAGCTTTAAGACTATACAGTCACTTCCTTTTACTTGTGTTGCTGATGCTCCTGATAGTATATTTGCAGGTAATCCTCTGTGATAATTATTTAAAAACAGTGATCCAGATATGTTAAAGTAAAATGACTTATGATGATCTTGAATGGCGTCATTATACTTTAAAATAAGAGAAGGTCTTTTTGTTACGTCACCATGGTTCGTGGAAGCAAATCTCTTTACAAATCTAGTTACGTTATCTGTTTCTTGAGATTCTGAAAATGATATTCTAAATCCACAGTCTGGTATTAGATTTTTTAAAGTTGCTGATACTATTGTTGTAACATCAACATATAAGTCCTCCTCTCCGGTCTTAAAAACCTGAGATGACCAAAGATTGATATTTTGAGTTGTCGAGCTACCACTTAAAGTTCCACTAGATATAATATCAATATTTGGTGAACCTAGATACCCAGACTTATTTGCACCCGGATTAGACCATGTTACTGGTAAAGAAGATACTGATGAAGTTAACCAGTTACAAGAATCAAGATCATTAAACTTAATAATATCTCTTCCAATACCTTCATCAAAAGATTTTGATAGTGGAAATATTACTGCTGTAAAATTAGAAGGGCATGTTTGTCCTCCATAAATATCTTTCATTGAAAGATAGCACTTAAAAGATCCGTTATCAAGATCTAAAATAGAGCTAGTTAACGCTCTAATTGGATCTAGGTCAAACTTTACAAAAAGCCTTGATACTTCTGTGGGTGTGCTATCACTTGGAAGAGTCGATTCATTATACAGTTTGAAAAGATCAAGAGTAGCTGCTCTTCCTACATTTGCATCAGTCGCCCTAAAAGAGTTTCTTATAATTTTATTTGTTATATAAGTGTCTTTGCTTGCAGATAAAATTCTATACATGGTTACCTTGCCACTCCAATTATATCATCATTTGGATATTTTAATTCAAATATAGATCCTGGTGGAGGAACAATTATTCCTCTATCTGTATGAGATGCAACTGAAAATGTTTCTGTGCTATATAGCCTTCCGTCAACATTTCCTGTTAAGTTTTCTATTTTAAAATCTACAAGAGATACTACACCTGGTGTATTAATAATAATATTAACAAGATCAGAAGATATTATGGGCTGGTCTATTTGAAAGTTATCAATTTTCAAATATGCAGATATTGATTTGTTAACTTTTTGCAATACAAGGTTGCTATTTGATGCTGAGTCTGATACTACACCATACGTTACTTTTACGTTTAAGACCTTAGTATCAACAATATCAATAGCGTCAGATATTAATCTAAATTCATTTAAATACAATCTTAAATTTTCCTTTAGTGAGTCTGGAGATACTACTAATTTTCCAGTAGTATCTCTGCTTATTATTGATAAAACTGATGCGAGTGGATTGTTAGGATTATCTCTTACACCTACTCTAAAAACTCTTCCAAAGTTTGAAGGCATTGAATATATTCTTGCAACAAGATCAGACTTTGTTACTATTCTAGATTGAGAATTTTTATATGCCAGAGCAGATGCCTTTAGTTCATTTATAGTAGGTGCTGCTTCCCCACCTGCAGCAGGATTTTCATTTATTACCTCAACAGAAGCCCTGATGCTTGCTTGCTGCGATGCTTTTGTATTAGAAGAAAATTTTGTTAAAAGATTTGATACAGCAACTATAGAATTTGATGAAACATTGTGAGATAGCCCACCGCCGGATCTATACCTTACTGAAATTGTAGTGTTTCTAGGAGCTATGCCTAGTGTTCTTGTCTTTAAAAGCTTGTTAGGATCAAGTGCAAATCTTGAAAAAGTTTTTCTATCTCCGTAAAGCGGTAGTGATATTTCTGATGGATCTGGCATAATATCATCATCAGTAGATAGTGCATCTCCGCCGCCGAATCTTAAAGTTGTTAATCCTGATGCCCTGCTTGTAGTTACTACAAACCTTCTAGGTGCAGGTATCAATTCGATATTTTCAGAGACAAGATCACTATCTGATAAAGTATTTGAAACTCTCTTGTAGACAGTATCTTGAGTTAAAGCTGATACTTCGTAGTATTCTTTTCCATCTGAATCTTTTACAGATATTATCTCTGAAACGTCTGGGTTTTTTAAAGTTAAAGTTCTGAATGGCGAAAACGTATCGGGTATATTAAATCCTTCAACAGAAGTTATCCCTGAAGTGCATCTTCCTATCATTTTTACTGAAAAAGTAGTAGGGTTTCCGCTGGAGTCTGATTTCATTGTTGCATAAGGAGCTTTTAAGCTTCCCTGAGAATCTCTTTTTGAAAAATTTAAATCTTCAAGTAGCTCGAATGATATTCCTGAAGTTGATGCAAAAATTGTTCCTGACTTTATTATTGGAAGTAAATAGTGATTTGGTGCGTATTCATTGTTTACAAATGCTGCTGGAACTTCAATATATACACTTATATCTGTTGAAGATGGTGCAGCGGATCTTATTTTTACCCCAGAATTCCTTACAAGTCTTTCAATATTATCTGTTTCGACTGCTGTAAGTATATCAAGCTCATTAAACTGATGATCTAGATAATAAGACATTACATCACCAACATATGCTGCCATCTCTATAAACATTCCAGCAACGCCATTTTCTGAAAAATCAGATATTTTATCTGAAAAGTATGTCTGACCGTATTGCTGAAGCTCTGATCTAAATCCAGAAAAATCTTTATTTAAATAAGATCTTTGATTTTGTCTAACGCTTCTTACTATATTTTTCTTTTTAGATGCCATAATTTATCCTATGCAATAAAGTGATACTTCAAGAGCTTTTCCTGATATTCTTAGCTGAGGTACTGCATATTTTATCATTAAGCTTATAACAGATATACCAGATTCTTGTCCTGCTGTTGGGTTTATAATTTTATCGAAATTAGAATTAAAAGTTTCAAGCTCTACGTATGGCATAAAGTTTCTAACAGCTGTCTGTATTCTACTCATTGCCTCAGAATCAAAATCATCCTGGCTTGTCAGCTCTGCTGTCATTGGCCTAAGATTTGCTCCGTAGTAATAGTTTCCTAATCTTTCTCCCCAGTTTGTTAAAACTAAGTTTTTCAAATTGTCTGAAACTTGATCGTATGAATTAAAATTCATTTCAAATATGCCAGATCTTCCAAACCCTAGCTCTAGAGGTGTTTTTATTCCAACAGGAGGAGTCTCTATTTTTTTAATAAGATTTGGATTATCAGTTTGAATACCAGAGCTTTTAAATTTTATTGTACCCACTATGCCGCCTCCTAGCATTATTAATTATCGCGTTGTCAAGATTATCACATATTAGATTTAAGTAAAACAGCTACTTATATACATCGCTATCAAACTCTACCCATTTTCCTATAGGGCATCTTTTTTTTTGTGAAAACACTAGTGCTGGAAAACTACAGCCGCAATGACCACATTTTGCGCCAAAAATCTTTTTACTAGATATAGAAAGGCTAGGGCATGATCTACAAATATTCGATCTTGTTTCAACTTCTTTTTTAAATTTATCTGATAATCTTAGCCGTGTAGTCATACTTTCTATTTTTAATATCATGTAATTTAGCCAGCCGTCCTTTATATCTTTTATTACCATTATATAGGAAGCACCTCTGCTATGCACCCTGCTAGTGTTAATGCTGCATCGGGATTCATTACTGGTATCAAGAACTCAGCAATAAATTCAGGTATATTTGTAGGAATATCGAATGATATCATAGCCTCTAGAATTGCCATTGGCATGTCTAAGAATAGAGCAACAAACACTTCTCCAAAAGCGAGTGCCATCTTCATTGATATTTCAGCCGCTATTGTAGGATCTATGTCTAGATCAAGATTAACCTCTGCTGATATTCCTAGGGCAGGTATTTCAACTTCTGGAAGCCCTAGATCCATAGCAAGAACAATGTCATATAGCCCTGGAAGATCAGGCATGTCAACTTCACCTTCTATAATAAGAGCAGGAAGCTTAACAAGCTCTACTGCAAACAGCCCAAATGCTGTAACGAGGTCAATTCCTGGAAGCTCTGCGCATGACACTATTTCACCTACTTGGTATATACCATTGTACTTAGAGCAGATTCAACATTCGCTTCAAATGTTGCGCATGCTGTTGCAAGTGTTGGCATTGAAACTGGTGCTCCAAAGTTTCCGATTGAGCCGGCAACAGCTGCCTGAAGCTCAGATGAAAATGTTTTGACTGCATCTAGCAAAAGCTGACCCTGAACAACAGGCTGGGTTTCGTTTCCACTGGCGTTTTCACCAAGATATATTTTTCCACCTTCTATTGATATCGTTCCATCAGACATAAGGCATATTTCACACTGAGAATCGCCCTCTTTTACCATTCTTACACTGCCGCCGTCTTTTGCAACCATTCTTATTTCTGTAGACTTTGCTATAACAAACGGCCCTTCTTTTACTTCTGGTGCCTCATCGTTTGTAAAAGATAGACCAAAGTTCGTATCCCCGTCTGTATTCATTGATACATAAACTCTTGAAAGGTCGTTTATAAAGTCAGGATCACCTTCATCAACATTTGGATCTCCTTCGCCTGATACTGACGGCGCCTTAGCTATTTCGCTATAGCCTCTTGGGCATTCCGCCTCAGCTACTGCAGAGGTTGCAGGATCTTGTCCTCTTCCGCAAACTATATCAATTGTTCCTGAAAGGTCTGGGATGTCTTTATTTTCATCATTATCACTGTCAGCAGTTGATGTTCTATCTCTGCCTAATACAAGTAGTGCATTATTTGATCCTTGAAGAGTAATATCAGATGACCTCTTGCTAAATCTAGGTACAGGCTCACCTACAAACTGATTTTGGTATGCCTGAGAGTTTTCTATTATTGTCTCATATGGGTCTTCACCTGAAAGAGTATTATTATCTTTCTTCTTTTTTCCTCCTTTTGGAAAGCTATATGGATCTGGCGGAGACTCAGCTGGTGCGTCTCCTTGCGCGGCGATGGCTGACTGGTCCTGGCCAGCAGTAGGCAAGAGCAAAGTTTCTCGATCTCTGTGCGTGTAGTTTAGATCATCAACCTGAATATCGGTTGGCTTTCTACATACCCAATACCCTAGAGACGTTGGACTTCCTGCTTCTTCATAGGCGATCCATACTTGCTCACCAGCGCTTACGGGCATGCAAAAGTGAGGAGAGAAAAAAGGATAAAAAATAGCTGGCGGTGAGCTCTTTCCAGCTCCTGCTGTAACTATTTTTGCCACTATTGTATTTCTTGGCATTCTGCTTACATACTGAGGATTTCCGACTGAGTTTATACCTTTTTGCAAAGATAGTCCGTAGTTTGTTACTTCTTCCGATTCTTCATTTCCTGCGTTTGGATATTCTTCTAAAAGCAGATCTTTTCTTGGGTTTCCTATAAAGTCAACAACTACAGCAGAGTAAAAAACTCTTGTATTGGGATTTCCCGGTAATGTTGCGCTAGATGCGTCTGACATTCCCGTTGAAGATTCAAATGATCCTATACTTTTCGGTGCCCCAGCCATAGTCTTCTATCCCTCGTTTATTTTATTAAATATATCGTCTGGGCTAAGTGAGGCTCCCTCTTCTTCTTTTGCTATTAGCTCAGCAAGCTTTAATATTTGATCGTTTGATTTTCCCATTCTTTCAAGATATTTAGACATAGTTGCGCCAAACATTGCATGATTTGCAGGGTTTCCTTTTGACTGTAAAAGTAAATCAGTAAAAAGAATATTTGCGCTTTCCCTGTCAGTCAAAGCATTTTCATAAACTTCTTTCCATAGAAGCTTTTTCTTATCCTCTGTGCTCTCTAAAGATTCAAGTAAGTCACTAAACTTTAATATCTTTTTTTCAGATTCACTGACCTGATGGTTGCTTTTTTTACTTTTGTTAATATGTACTTCTGATTTATAAGGA